TCGTAATATCGAATATTACGCAACAGGTAGTGGCACCAACGCCACGCAGCATAGCTGAAGCTATCTACAGTTATCCCTAAATGAGCATGATTGAGATCGTTAACCCGATGCCGGGCGGGTCATGGTACACGTCTACCAGAAAAGCCCATGAATTCGTGAAGCGCGGACGCGCTGTAATCGAAGATGGGATGCTGCGGTTCATCGACCGCCCACATGCCCCCGCCCGGCTATCGCTCGACAACCCATCCTTCTGGAACGGCGCGCCCAAACCTAAAGTACAGCGCAAGGTCAGCATACGCCGCGTCTACGATCCCGACTGCGGTCCGATCATCCCGATGCACCGTCCTGGTGAGGTGCGTAGCTGATGCCATCCGCTCCTGTGCGCCCATGTAGCTGGCCGGGATGCGGCTCGCTGGTCGCGCAAGGAAGATGCGAGCAGCACAGGAAGAAGGAGCAGCGGGAGTACAACCATAAGCGTGGCGGATCCACGCAGCAGGGCTACGGCTACAAATGGCAGCAGTACCGTGAGCGATACCTGCGAGAGAATCCGATGTGCGTCATTCGCGGGCCGCGCTGCATGATCAAGGCTAACGAGGTAGACCATATCAAGCCACACAAGGGCGATCAGGCACTGTTCTGGGATCCAGCTAACCATCAGGCGGTTTGTAAGTTGTGCCACAGCAGCAAGACAGCGAAGGAAGACGGACGCTGGGGGGGTGGTCGATTATAAAAAATCACCATGCCGCTAGAGCGGGCGCGCACCTTTCCGCGAAAATCCGAGAAATTGGAATCTGATTTATGAAGGGACGTAAACGTAAACCGACAGCCCAGCAGATCGCCGAGGGGGACCCTGGCAAGCGCGGCGTTCACAAACTCGACGAAAAGCTCGCGTCCGAGCCCGCCGCCACCAAGGGCTTGCCAGCCTGCCCGCGCCGCCTGACCGGACGTGCCCGGGAAGCATGGAAATTCTGGGTCGAGGAGCTTGAGGCTATGGACCTCGACCGTCGGCCGGACGCCATGATGCTTGAGGGCGCCTGCGTGAATTTTGCGCGGGCCGTTGAAGCCGACTTGATGCTCCAGATCGAGGGCCTGGTGACGATTCAGGACATTGTAACGAACAGTGCCGGCGAAGTGATTTGCATCAAGAAGAAGAGTCATCCGGCAGTGGCAATCAGCTCAAAAGCCTGGTCCCTAGTTCGCTCCTTCTGCTCGGAATTCGGGCTGACTCCTGTGTCAAGGACCAGGCTGGCAATAGGGAAAAATGCCACCGCCGAAGACGACTTGGCAAAACTCCTGACGCAACCGCGCGAAAAGTCCATTCCGAAAAACACGGTGCATTGATGTGTTCAATAAGGAAAAGGCCGATGCCGGGCTCAACTTTTTTGAGCTTGTACTCAAGCACACCGCTGATGAATGGCACGGGAAACCGTTCATCCTTGCCCCGTGGCAAACGGAATGCCTCACTCATATCTTCGGCGATGTCGATGAAAACGGCAACCGCCTTATCCGTCTGGTATATCTAGAATTGCCAAAAAAATCCGGGAAGACTGAATTCGCCGCGGGCCTGCTGCTGGCACTGCTGCTCTTCGATGTGAATCCAGGTTCGCAGGCCTATGGCGCCGCGGCCGCACTGCGCCAGGCGACAAATGTCTATCGCGCAGCGTGCAAGATGGTCGAGCAGTCCAATCTGCTGAAGAAGCGGCTGCGCCTGCTCCGTTCCACGCACCGGATTATCAAGCGTTCCGATCCGGACAGCTTCTATGCCGCCGTTGCCGCCGATGGGGATCTGAGCGACGGAGTCAATCCGAGCGTCACGGTTGCCGACGAGATTCACCGTTGGAAGACCCGGAAGCACCTCGAGAACTGGGATGTGCTCTCCGGCCTGGCCGGAGTGACCCGGAAGCAGCCGCTTACGATCGCCATCACCACAGCCGGCGTGCAAAACGAGTCCCCGCTGGCCTGGCGCCTGCACGAAAAAACGCGCCGCATCGAGCAGGGCGTGATCGCCGATCCGACGTTCTTCGGGCGCATCTATGGGGCCGATGAAAAGGACGACTGGACCGCCGAAGAGACGTGGATCAAGGCGAACCCTTCTCTGATTGAAAACGGCGGCTTTCTGCCGATCTCGAAATACCGCGAACTCTATGAGGCTTCGCTGAGCGACCCCGAGGCCCAATTTGCGTTCAAGAAATATTTCCTGAACCTCTGGGGCATGAAGGAGAACCGCGCGATCGATATGATGAAGTGGGACGCCTGCGGCCACCGAGGCACCGGGGATAAACTTCAGTTCCTGCCCTACCGCGCGTCGGGACTGCTCCCGCGCAAGGAAGGCGATAAGGTCCGGCAGTTGCCGGAGGCGACCACGAAGCATTTCGCCGGGCGTCGCGCATGGGTCGGGGTTGATCTGTCGATGACCATCGATATGTCTGCAGTGTCATTTGTGTTTCCCTGCGATGATGGCGGCTATGAGGTTCTCCCCTTTTTCTGGATGCCAGCGGCGAATATCAAGAATCGCGAACTGAAGGACGGCATGCCCTATCGGCTCTGGGCTCAGCAGGGATTTCTGGAGCTGTCCGATCATGCAGACGGCACCCGCATAAACAATCAGGACATTGAGGACCGGATCGTATGGGGCCTCGAGCATTTCAGCCTCCAAGCCGTCTGCTACGATCCGTGGAACTTCGACGGCAAAATGCTCGATAACCTTCAAAATCTCGGCATTACGTGCATCGTGATACGCCAGGGATATCCGACGCTATCGCAGCCGAGCAAAGAGTTTCTGAACCTTGTGATCGGCGGCCAGCTATACCATGGCGCCCATCCAGTCCTGAAATGGAACGCATCCTGCCTCAGCACCAAGGAGGCTAATGACAATCTCATGTTCGCCAAGCCGGAGCGCAATAAATCCTCCCTGCGGATCGACGGCATCAGTGCCACGGTGAATGCTCTGCAGCAGGCAATGCTCAGAGAGCCCGAACACGATTATCAGGTGGCGTTTCTGTAGTCCGAACGAAAGCGAATTTGAAACGAGCAAGCCTCGGGCAACCCGGGCTTTTTTATTTGGGAGCCATGATGAAGATCAACAAAGCCTGTTCGCTATGGGAACTCAAGGCGGTCGACGAGGAGAAGCGCATCATCGAGGGCGTCGCCTCCACCCCTACACCCGACCGGATGAGCGATGTCGTCGAGCCGGGAGGGATGGAGTTCAAAACTCCTCTCCCGTTTCTCTACCAGCACAACTCGCGCCAGCCTATCGGCCATGTGATGTCTGCGAAGGTGAATAAGGATGGGATGTTCATCAAGGCCCAGATTGCGGACACGACCATTGCGCCGTGGATCGCCGAAGCGTGGGCGCTCATCAAAGCCCGTCTCGTTACCGGCCTCTCCATCGGATTTCGCAGTCTCGAGGAATCCTACGACCGCGAAACCGGCGGATTTCATTTTCTCCGAACCGAGATCATGGAGGTTTCGGTGGTGACGATCCCCGCCAATCAGGAAGCCTCCATTACCACAGTCAAATCCATCTGCGAGTCGTTGGCCGCGCTCGGCCCGAGAGACGACAAGCGGATGAATCCTGTCACAACCAATCTACCCGGCGCTTCGGGACAACGCACAGCGAGGAAAGCAATGAGAACAGTAGAAGAGCAAATCGCGGCGCTCGAAGCGAAGCGCCAGGCACAGATCGCCCGCAAGGAAACCTTGAGAGCCAAGGCCGACGAGGAAGGGCGGCTGATGCTGGACACGGAAAACCAGGAGTTCGACGGGCTCAATTCAGAAATCGGATCCATCGACGATGATCTGAAGCGGCTCAGCGATCACCAGAAGCAGTGCAAGGCGGCCACGCCGATCACGACGGAAACCGGCGCCACCCAGAAGACCGCCACGGCAGCCAGGAGCGGCGTCGTCACGGTGCGCACTCCGGCAGATGTCGAGAAGGGCATGGCCTTCACGCGCTTCGCAATGGCGCTGATGGCGTCCCGCGGCGATCGCCAGCTGGCCTTTGACCTGGCCCGCGGCAACCAGCGCTGGAAGGACACCACGCCGCAGGTCGAGAAGCTGCTGGGCAATGGCCAGGCGTTCATCGTGGCCAAGGAAGCGGCCGCGGCCGCCGACACGGCGACTTCCGGATGGGCCTCGCAGCTCGCCGACTATACCTATATGGCGAGCGAATTTATCGAGTATTTGAGGCCGCTCACGATCATCGGACGGATCCCGACCCTGCGCCGGGTGCCGTTCAACATCAAGGTCCCGACCCAGACCGCGGGAAGTTCGCCGTTGTGGGTTGGAGAGGGCCTGGTCAAGCCCGTCAAGAAGATGACCTTCAGCACGGCCACGTTGAAATTCGCCAAGGTCGCGGACATCATCGTGCTGACGGAGGAGCTGGTCCGCTTCAGCAATCCTTCGGCAGAAGCCCTCGTCCGCACCGATCTCGCGGCCGGCATCAGGCAGTTCCTGGACGAACAGTTCGTCGACCCGACCGTGATAGCTGTTGCCGACGTCAGCCCGGCATCGATCACCAATGGCGCCACCAACGCGGCGGCATCGGGCGGGACTGCGGATGATTTCCGGTACGATCTCCAGCTGGGTCTCCAGCAGATCATCGCGGCGAACATCGATCCGGCGGGCGTCTACATCCTCATGCAGAGTTCGCTCGCGCTGGCGATGTCGCTGATGCGGAACGACCTCGGCAACAAGGAATTCCCGGACCTGACGGCAAGCGGCGGATCGCTCGAGGGATTCGCCTGCGTAACGAGCCAGAGCGTCCCGGCCGGCGTCATCGTGATCATGCAGCCCTCGGAAATCATGCTGGCCGACGACGGCGGGATCGCCATCGACGTATCGCGCGAGGCGACCGTCACGATGGACGACGGCGTGTCTCCGGCCGTCTCCACCACCGTCAACCTGTGGCAGAACAACCTCGTCGGCATCCGCGCCGAGCGGGAGATCAACTGGCGGCGCCGGCGTGACGAAGCGGTGTATTACATCACCGCTGCGGCCTACACGTCGGGCAGCCCGGCGTAAGCACTTACCGGCAAATCGGAGGGGACCGTTCAAGCGGGCGGTCCCCTCGCCCCAAGGATCAACATGAAAACCATACGGATGCGCAAGAGCGGCAAACTGATCACGGCCAATGATCACAAGGCCAGGCTGCTCATGCGAATGAAAGTCGCCTACCAAGAGCCTCCCGTGGTGAAAGCCTCTGTGGTTATTGACGACGCATTAGACAGAGGCGAAGAACCGGAAATCTGCGGCGTTTCAGAAGTCGAGGCTTGCGAAAACGTTGAGCATAAGCGAGGAAAGAAAGCATCCAAGCGCCGGTATCGCAGGCGCGACATGGAGGCAGAGGACAATTGCGCAAATTCTCCGGACTTGAACTGATCCGCAAGTGGCTCAGCCGGGCGGGATCCGCTGTCCCGATCTATTACGGCTACGTGCGCGAGGCGTTCGCGGGCGCGTGGCAGAAAAATATCAAGTACGAAACCAACGAATCCCTGCTCCGCAATTCAGCCATCTATGCCTGCGTCACCGGCATCGCCTCAGATATCGGGAAGCTGCGCATCAAGCTCTGCCTCAACGACGACGGCATCTGGACGGAACTGACGGCAAACAGGCCCTGGCTGCCCGTCCTGCGCAAGCCGAATCACTACCAGACACGCATCGAATTCCTGGAGCAGTGGATCGTCTCCAAATTGCTTCAGGGCAACGCCTACATCCTGAAAGAACGCGACGATGCGCGAAAGATCGTCACGGGCCTGTATGTCCTCGACCCGCGCCTCGTCGTCCCGTCGGTGGCCCCGGATGGGAGCATCTGGTATCAGATCAACCGCGACGACCTGTCGAAAGTGCAGGAAGCTATGACCGTTCCGGCGTCGGAAATCATTCACGACCGCATGCCCGCGCTCTGGCATCCGCTCGTCGGGATTCCACCGCTCTATGCCTGCCTGTACTCCGGGACGCTCGCCAATCAGATCCAGCGCCATGCCGTGAAGATGTTTGATAATCGGACGCTGCCGGGTGGAATTCTGACGCTGCCGGGCGAGATCACCGACGAGAAACTGAAAGATCTCAAGAAGCGTCTGGAGGAGGGGTACTCCGGAGAAAACTTAGGGAAGATGATGGTCTTGTCTAAGGGCATGACTTACGCCTCCGTCGAGATGATGACGAGCCGGGATGCTCAGGTTGCGGATCAGCTTAAGCTCACCACTGAAGACATCGGCCGTGCGTTTCACTATCCGCTATTTAAGCTGGGCGGGCCAGTGCCGACGCTGGCGGGAAACGTCGAGGCATTGGCAACGACGTATTACACCGACTGCCTGCAGACCCTGATTGAGAAAGTCGAAATCTGCCTCGACGAAGGGCTTGATCTGCCCAACGGAATCGGCACGGAGTTAGACCTCGATAACCTGATGCGGATGGACACGGCGGCATTGTACGAGACGAATAACAAAGCCGTGGGCGGTGGATGGCTTGCGCCAAATGAGGCGCGATACAAGGCCAATTTCAAACCCGCCAAGGGCGGCGAATCACCGATGATCCAGCAGCAGAATTGGTCACTAGAGCAATTGGCAAAGCGAAGCATGCCGGATGATGGAGAAGAGGCGGTTATTCCGCCGGAACCTCCTGTTCCAGAGCCGCCACCGGAGAAGGAACAGGACTTGGAAGAACTCGAAACGCTCGTTGTTGCCGACTTGCGAAAGGAACTCGTCGCATGATTACCAAAGAAGAACGCATGGTATTTGTGAAGGCGCTTTCGCTCGTCATCAAGGAGTATGTAACGGCGTGCATGAAAGCTGTTTTCTCTCGCATGGACGCTCTGGAAGCCATGCTTGCTAATCTACCGAAGCCGGAAAAGGGCGAGAAAGGCGACCTTGGTGCGCCTGGCCGCGACGGCCTCGACGGTAAGGATGGAATCCAGGGACCGCCTGGCAAGGATGCGGTTGTCGATGTCCAAGACATAGTCGCCGAGGTCGTCAAGTTGGTTCCCATCCCGAAAGACGGCAGGGATGGCAAGGATGGAATCCAGGGACCTCCGGGACCTCCCGGCGAAAGCATACGCGGCGAGCAAGGAATCCCAGGCAAGGACGGACGCGACGGCATTGACGGAAAGGACGGCGAATCCATCGTTGGGCCCGCAGGCCCACAGGGAGAGCGCGGCGAGAAAGGTGAATCGATAACCGGTCCTCCGGGTCCACAGGGAGAAAAAGGGGAGACTGGTATTCCCGGCCCGCAGGGACCGCAAGGGATTCAAGGCAAAGATGGCCGAGACGCCCTGCAGATCGACATTCTGCCGTCAGTCGACCTCTCGCGCTCCTATCCGCGCGGGACATTTGCCCTGTATGACGGCGGCATCATCCATTCCTTCCGGAACACGGTGCCCGGTGAGCCGCTTGAGAAATCCGGGTGGGAAGTCGTCCTGCCAGTACAAAGGATCGTTGTTTCGCAGGGCGAAGATCCGCGCAGCTTTACAGTGCGCACTTATACCACTGGCGGCGACTTTACAGATGCAAAGTTTTTCATCCCGGCCATGATTTATCAGGGCATCTGGCATGCGGGCGCATACGGCAGGGGCGATGTCGTCACATATGCCGGTTCCGCCTGGCATTGCCAGGTCGACGAAGCCAAGGATCAGCCGGGCACATCGGATCAGTGGAAGTTGATGGTCAAGGAAGGCCGGCGCGGCAAGGACGGGCCCGAAGGCAAGCAGGGACCGCAGGGACTTCCGGGCAGAAACGGGAAGGACATTATCGGAAATGGATAGCCCTCTCGTCTCCTGCGTCATGCCAACCTGGAACCGCCGGGCATTCATCCCCTGCGCGATCGATTGCTTTCTGAAGCAATCCTATGAGAATCGGGAACTCGTCATCCTGGACGACGGCGAGGAGCCGATCCAGGACTTGATTCCGCGGGATGGCAGGATCCGGTATGTCTTTGAGAGTCATCGGCGGGTAACGGGCGACAAACGAAACCGGGTGAACGGACTCGCCAAAGGGGCAATCATCTGCCACTGGGATGACGACGACTGGAGCGCCGCCGATCGGATTGCTTTCCAGGTGGATCTTCTGGAAAAGTCAAATAAGCCGGTTACCGGATTCGGCACACTGCTCTTTTGGGATGTCGACGCCCGCAAGACGAAGCGTTATCGCACCTCGATGGCGGGCTACGTCTGCGGAACCACTCTTGCCTATCGCAAAAACTTCTGGGCCTTGAGGCATTTCCGCTTGAAGCAGGAAGCATCGGACAATGATTTCGTGAACTCGATCGCTCGAAGCATCGCCGCATCCGATGAATTCGGCCACATCGTCGCGCGGATTCACAACTGCCATCACACGAGCAAAAAAGGCGGGATCAGGGAGGTTGTCGCGGACTCGATGATTCCAGCGGCGTTTTGGGAGAATGAAAAGTTGAGGCTTGCATGATCGACTGGCCGGCGAGAGAGCATGCGCCCGACGTGACGGGCAGACCCGATGAGCCATGGTGGACACGGGTAGCCATTACGTGGATGGAAGCGTATCTCAAGCCGACAATGAATGTACTTGAATGGGGAGCGGGTGCATCGACGCCTTGGCTGGCCGCCAGGTGCGGGCGGCTGTTGAGCATTGAGCATAATCCGGAATTCGCAGGACTGGCAGTAATGGCCTTGGAAGAAGCGGGGCGGGATCTGACGCGATATACCGTAATCCCAAAGCCAATCGGACCTGGTTATTACGGCTGCGTTCAAGGCGAGTATGATGCCGCCATTATTGACGGAAGGATGCGCGTGCATTGCTGCCGGCGAGCCGTGCCGATGCTCAAATCGGGCGGCATTCTTCTATTGGACAACGCCGAGCGCAAAGAATACGGAGCAGCCAGGGCGCTGCTTGCCGGCTGGCCCGTGGTCGAGACGAACAACGGAATCTGGCACACAAACATCTGGACCAAACCCAATGCCTTCCAGTGAACCGTGGCGCCTCTCGCCTGTTGCCGAATTCATTTACCGCCTGCATCCGCAGAGCGTTCTTGATATCGGCATCGGCTTCGGTAAGTGGGGAGTGCTGGCGCGGGAATATACGGACGTTACCAAGGGCAGATGCGCGAAGAAGGACTGGCAGGCGCGAATCGAGGGCATTGAAATATGGCCCGCTTATGAAAGCATCCTGTGGGCGGCATACGATCAGGTTCACATCGGCAATGCAAACCAGATCCTTCCGACGCTTGGGAAATTCGATCTGACCCTCGCGGTAGAAATCCTGGAGCACCTGACGCGGCATGATGGATTGAACTTGATCGCCGAGATCCGGGCGCACACGAGGCATTTCGTGGTGAGCTACAGTAACTCTCTCTCCGGTCCTGTCTACGGCAATCAGTATGAGGCGCACATTTCGAGATGGAGTCCCGACGATTTCCCCGGCTGCAAGCTCTTGTGTTCTGCGCGGGCAGGGATATCGGAGGTCTATATCGGGCAGGGGATTATAGCATGAATGGCCTCTCCGTCATCATCCCGAGCAAGACTGCCGCCAACCTCGCGCCCTGCATCAAAGCTGTGCGCGATGCCGGGGAAAAATGCCGGATCATCGTCGTGGATGACGGCGTGGATTTTGCGGGGCTGAGGAAAGCCGCCAGCAACGGATTACTGGACGGCGTGACGATAATCGCAGGGCAAAAACCATTCGTGTTCAGTCGCAACTGCAATATCGGGATCCGCGAAGCCGGTGGCGACGACGTGATTCTGCTCAATGACGACGCGCTGCTGACGACGCGGGGTGGATTCAGTCTGCTGCAGAAGGAAGCGGATCGGCACACGGAATATGGTTGCATCGGCGCGACGACAAACGTCACCGGACAGATCCTCCAGAAGCCGCAAGGCCGGGGGCTCCGGGGTGTTCACCATATCGCCTTCATGTGCGTCCTGATCCCGAGGCGCACGATAGACAAAATCGGCATGCTGGATGAGCGGTACTGCCTGGATTACGGTGTGGAGGACCGCGATTACTGCGAAACGATCAATCGCGCGGGCCTGCGCGTCGGCGTCCATGACGGCTGCTTCGTGGATCACTCCCGGCTGGTCAGCTCCTATCGCGGCCGGCCGATGGCGCCGGGACGTTCCGATAAAAATCGGGCGCTGTTCCTGAAAAAATTCGCCATGTCAAGCTACCCCTGGAGATGATGTGAAGCTGAACCTGGGTGCGTGCGACAGGAAATTTCCGGGTTTCCTTTCGGTCGATATTGCGCCGCCCGCGGATGTGGTGACGGATCTGGAACAGTCCTGGCCATGGCCCGATTCGAGCGTGGAGGCCGTGAAGGCGTTTGATATCATCGAGCACCTGGCTGACAAGATTTTTGCCATGAACGAACTCCACCGTGTCATGAAATCCGGAGCTCGGGCGGAACTGGAGATCCCGAGCGCATCCCACGGAGCCGGGGCATTCCAGGATCCGACGCACAAGAGCTACTGGACGCTGAACAGTTTCCAGTACTTTCAGGATGGCAGCAATGCTCATAAAAGGTTTGCCAGGTCCTATGGTATCACGGCGCGATTCAAAGTCGTGAGCCTGGCCGAGCGGCAGTATCAGGACGTGAAGGAGCCGGTCTGGAAGATCCTGGCGGTGCTGGAGGCCGTGAAGTGATCGACATCATCTATCTCGCCTTCAATCGCCTCGAGTTCACGAAAGCCACGATGCAGGCGATGATCGCCAACACGGACTGGTCTCAGGTGCGCAGGCTGATGGTGTACGACGATGGATCGACGGACGGAACGCGGGAATATCTTAAAGGCATTCAGTATCCGATTGTGGTTGAACTTCTTTTTAAACACTTCGGTGGTCCCGTCGCAATCATGAATGATTATCTGTCCCGCAAGCCGTTGGAACTGTTTGCCAAAGTCGACAGCGACACGATGCTGCCGCCTCACTGGCTGGGCGAATGCCTCAAGGTGATGGCGGCGAATAAGAAACTCGACCTCCTCGGGATCGAAGCGTTTTTTACCGTGGCATCCGGACAGGTTGCGCGGAAATATGTTCCGGCCAGGCACATCGGCGGCATCGGACTGATGCGGACCTCCTGCTTCAAGACGAAACCCAAGGCTGACGGGCGGAACGGATTCACCGGCTGGCAGCATGCCAATAAGCAGGTCGTGAAAGGCTGGCTCAGCCCGTCATTGCCGGTATTTCTTCTTGACCGCATGAGCATCGAGCCGTGGGCGGGTTTGTCCCGAACCTATTCCGAACGAGGCTGGCAGCGGAAGTGGACCTCATACGGCGAGAGTCATCAATTGCTGTGGGAGTGGTGGAAGCCATGACGGAGATTGTCGCCGCCCTCCGGGTCAAGAATGAAGCCCGATGGATCGCGGAAGTGCTGGGCGCTATCCGTTGGTGCAAGGCAATCTATCTTATGGACGACCACAGTACGGATGACACTGCAGAAATCGCGCGGAGATGCGGGGCGCAGGTGCTGCCATCGCCATTCGATAGCTTCGACGAGGCGCGCGACAAGGAATGGCTCGTCAAGCGCATTGCGGAGAAACACCCGCTCGGCTCCTGGGTGCTGATGCAGGATGGCGATGAAGTTCTCGAAGCCCGCGGTGAGCGCAAGATCAGGCAGGCGATCGACAACCGTGCCGGGGCGGCGGCCTTCAGCTTGTATGTTCGCTTCCTATGGAATTCGCGCGACCAGTACCGCGTGGATGGAGTATATGCGCGGTTCAACCGGCCCTCATTGTTCATGCTGCTCGGGCAATACTCGTTCAAGCGGTCTGGCGTGGCGGGCAACTTGCACCCGTCGTGCATTCCAGCAGGGAACCCTCCCGGCTATAGCCGATGTCCGGCGGCGCTCCTGCACCTCGGCTACCTGGACCGC